TCGCAATGCGTTCACGCTACACTGGTCAAGGTGGCGCTGAATCAATGTTTGATGAAGCTGATACTGGCTTCTCTAGCTCTGCTGCAGGTAACACTGCTTCTATTGGCGCACTTCAGAGTGCTGCTGGTGTTGCTCAAGCTGGTACTGATCCTGCTGATCGTCACGCGACTGCTGGTACTGGCTACAACGTTGCAACTGGTATGTCTACTGCTGACGCTGAGAAATTAGGCGATGGCGCTGCCAATGCTTTCAACGAAATGGCGTTCTCAATCGAGAAAGTTGCAGTTACTGCAGTATCTCGTGCGCTTAAAGCTGAATACACTATGGAATTAGCTCAAGATCTTAAAGCTGTTCATGGTCTAGACGCTGAGCAAGAGTTAAGCAATATCTTATCTACTGAGATCCTTACTGAAATCAACCGTGAAGTAGTTCGTACTATCAACTATTCTGCGTCTCAGGGTTCGACTGGTATGGTAACAACTGATGGTACTTTCGACCTAGACACTGACTCTAATGGTCGCTGGTCTGTTGAGAAGTTCAAAGGCTTAATGTTCCAAATCGAGCGTGATGCTAACCAAATTGCGAAAGATACTCGTCGCGGTAAAGGTAACATGATGATCTGTTCATCTGATGTAGCTTCTGCTCTTCAAATGGCTGGTGTTCTTGATTACGCTCCTGCGTTGAACAACAACTTGCAAGTAGATGATAGCGGTAACACTTTTGCTGGTATCTTAAACGGTCGCATTAAAGTATATATCGATCCATACTTTGCTGATGCAACTAACAACTACTACACTGTTGGCTATAAAGGTCAAAGCGCTTTTGATGCTGGTATCTTCTACTGCCCATACGTTCCATTACAAATGGTTCGTGCGGTTGGCGAAAATACTTTCCAACCTAAAATTGGCTTCAAAACTCGTTACGGCATGGCTGCGAATCCTTTCGCAACTACTGACGCTGCGGCAGCTATCGGTGCTGGTTTAACTGCTGGAACTGCAAACAAATACTACCGTTTAGCGAAAGTTACTAACTTAGTATAAGTTTAATAAGAAGAAAAAAGATTCGGTCTATACCGAACATTTTGAGAGGAGACTTCGGTCTCCTCTTTTTTTTGCTTATAAATAGACGTAGTGACATATTATCCATAAGGTAGAAAAGATGACTGTACCATCAGAACCAACAAACAAGAGTTTCTTATCGCCATTAGGCTTCAGGTTTAGCGTGCAACGTTTGCCGCATGTAAACTACTTCTGCACAGCAGCCGCAATACCTGACATATCATTAGCCACAACAACTGAGATGAGCAACCCATTCATCAAACTCCCAGTTCCTGGAGATAAGCTAGACTTCGGACAACTACAATTAACTTTCCGTGTTGATGAAGATATGAAAAACTTCAGCGAGATATATGACTGGTTAATGGGATTGGGTTATCCTGATAATTTCAATCAAGCAAAGGCTCTCGGTAGAACCAAAGATAGCACTGGTAACATATACTCTGATGGTTCGATGATCATCACAACTGCTGCTATGACACCAAACATTGAAGTTAAGTTTGTCGACATGTACCCCACCAACCTATCATCATTAGAGTTCAGTATTGAGAACACTGATGTTGAATACCTACAAGCTCAAGTGAGCTTCAACTATAGAAAATATGAGTTGACTACAATCAAGTAATACGATATAATATTGAAGCATGTAATTATTTTATGAGGTGAATTTTGAACGTAGAACAAATTGTTAAAGAGTGGGATAAAGACAGTAAGATTGATGAAACTGAGCTTGGCATGGAAAGTGCTAAGATTCCCCAAGTACACAACAAATATCTAAAAATCTTTATGGGCGAGCGCATAGCTCTGTTCAAGCTCAAGGCTGAGTCAAAGAAAACTCGGAGGAAACTTCTTGAGTATTATCTTGGCGAGCTTGATCAAGACGAATTGCAAGAGATCGGTCGTCAGCAATTCTTTAAGAAATTATTGAAGAATGAAGTAGACACCTATATAGAATCAGACGATATGATGATTCAGGCTAATCTACAGCTTGGTATGCAGGAAGAAAAGGTTGGCTATCTTGAGTCGATAATCAAGAGTATAAACAACCGTGGCTTCCAAATCAAATCGGCTGTTGATTGGGCTAAGTTTACGACAGGTTAGATTATGGAACAGATACACATACACAATAAGAATGAAGTCCACATAAAGGTCGAATGCGATCGTGGAATTGCTATGGAGCTATCAAGCTATTTTGAGTTTGAGGTTCCAGGAGCTTCGTTCATCCCATCAGTAAGAGCTAAGATGTGGGACGGTAAGATAAGACTGTTCAACGTCAATACAATGCAAATCTATAAAGGGCTGATTGCTAAGATAAAGAAGTTTGCTGCTGACAGAGAGTATGAGGTTATTGTTCATGATGGTATCGATGATACAATTGACATTCCGCTGAATGGTTTGGAGAAGTTTCTTACAGAGGGTAAGTGGAAGCCGAGGGACTATCAGTTAAGAGCTGTTGCTCACGCTGTTCGCAATCACAGAGCTTTGATATTATCACCTACTGCTTCGGGTAAGTCGTTCATCATCTACTGCTTGCTGAAGTATTATCTAAGAAAGACCTGCAAGAAAGCGCTGGTCATTGTACCAACCACATCATTAGTGGCACAGCTCAATGGAGACTTTAATGACTATTCCGAAGAGCGACAATTCTATTATACCCACTTAGTGACTGGAGGTCAAGCTAAATCTGACCCTGAAGCGAAAATAATTATCAGTACGTGGCAAAGCATATACAAACAGCCCAAATCATACTTCGACCAATTTGATATAATCATCGGCGATGAAGCCCACCTATTTAAAGCAACGTCTCTGACTAAGATTATGGAGAAGATGGTTGATTGTAAGTATCGGTTTGGCTTTACTGGAACACTAGACGGAACTGTAACCAATAAGCTGGTGTTAGAGGGAATGTTTGGTCCAGTTATGAAAGTCATCACCACTAAAGAGCTGATTGACAACAAGACTCTATCAGACTTCCGTATCAAATGCCTTGTCCTGAAGTATAGTGATGCGACTCGAAAGTCTGTGAAGAACTCAACCTATCAGTCTGAGATGGACTTCATAGTGAGTCATGCCAAGCGTAATGCATTCATAAAGAACTTGACTTTAACACGAAAAGGTAATACACTATTACTCTTCCAGTATGTTGATAAACATGGTCGTATCTTATATGATATGATAAACGAAGCTGCCGAAGAGGGCAGGCAAGTATTTTTTATATATGGAGGAGTAGATGCCGATACCAGAGAGAGTGTACGTGCTATCACCGAAAAAGAAAACAACGCCGTTATCATCGCGTCTTATGGGACTTTCTCGACTGGCATCAACATTAGAAACTTACATAATGTTATCTTTGCCAGTCCTAGTAAGTCTCGTGTAAGGAACTTACAGTCAATCGGTAGAGGCTTGAGGAAAGGTGACGACAAAGAGGTCGCTACTCTGTACGATATATCCGATGACCTGAGCTGGAAGTCATGGAATAACCATACACTAAAGCATTTTGCGATAAGAGTTAAGATGTATAATGAAGAGAATTTTACATACAAGTTGTATAACATAGGGATTGATAATGAGCATTGAGATATTGAAGTTGGTGAATGGTGAGACTCTACTCACTGAAGTTACACACGATGATGATAGAAGGTTCGCTAACAGCCAAATACATATTATCGACCCAGTGCAGATGACCATACAGACCAGACAAGATTCTTCGTCAGTGTGTGTCTGCACTATATGGGTTCCATTACTGAAGAAAACTAATCTATTCAGTATGGATCACAGTAACATCTTGGTCAGAACAGTGGTTGACGAAGACATGGAAATGTACTATAATAGATGTCTCGAAACTATATACAATGCAGCAGAAACAGGTGGTGGGTCGTTCTTCACCAGTGCTAGAGAGCCGTCTAATAACGAATCAATGACTGCTTCTGATATGACTGAATTGTTGAAGAAACTTAAAATTGCCGCTGACCAACCAGTAGCAAATACAGCATTACACTGAGGGAATTATGTCTAAAGAAGCGAAGAAAAAGCCATATTATGTAGACAATAAGAAATTTTTAGCAGCAATGACTGAGTTTCGTCAAAGCGTTATCGATGCCAAAGAGGTGGGTGGTTTAAGACCTGTTGTGCCTAATTATGTTGCTGAGTGTATTATGAAGATTGCTACTCATCTATCATACAAGCCAAACTTTATGAACTATACTTTCCGTGACGAGATGATATGTGACGGTATTGAGAACTGCTTACAATATATTGACAACTTCAATCCTGAGAAGTCAAACAACCCATTTGCGTATTTTACGCAGATAATCTACTATGCGTTCCTGCGTAGAATCCAGAAAGAAAAGAAGAACTTATATGTAAAGATCAAGTATTCTGAGCACACCAATGTTATGGGTGATACAGCTGATCGACAGTCGCATGATGGCGGCAAAGACTACAATGATGATATGAAGTACAGTGAATGGACTGAAGAGTATATGGCTCGGTTTGTTGAAGACTTTGAAGCCAACAAACGACGAAAGGTCAAGAAAAAGGCTTCAGGCGAGTCTACTTGACATCTAGTTTGAATTGTAGTATAATAAACAATCAGCAGCTAACAGGTACGGTATTACATGAAGATAGGTTTAGTCACAGACACACACTTTGGTATTCGTAATGATAACGTAAACTTCTTGGATTACTTTGAGAAGTTTTATAGCAAGCACTTCTTTCCGCATTTGAAAGAGCAGGGTATTGATACGATTATCCATCTGGGTGATATTGTCGATCGCCGCAAGTATATCAACTATGTAACTCTCCGCAGAATGAAAGAGATGTTCATTGATAAGTGTGCTGAAGAGGGTATTGAGTTACATGTTATAGTCGGCAATCATGACGTTCCATATAAGAACACTAATGATGTGAACTCCATGCGGGAGCTGTTTGATAAGTCTAATGTGAACTA